ATAAATACCTTTGTAATACTCTTAATGAAATCTTCAAATAACTCTAAATTAACCGCAGCCGTTGGTATTAACAAGGGTTTTGCTATTGGTAAATCCTTATCTTCAATCCTACTTATAGACCCGGTATTATGAATTGAGGGAATTCTTACTCTCAATTCTAATGTAGGTTTTCCTCTCTTATTTTTTATAACTTCAACTACATAACCAGTAAATATATCACTAGTGCTTATCTTATTATTCAATCTACTTCCCCTTATATTATATTATATCATATTTCCCCAAAAAATCTAGGGAACTCTTACCATTAAATCTTTAGAACTTACATCACTTACTAAGTTCAATGTTGTTGTATATCCCCCTGATACTGATATGTCTTCAGTAATTCCTATTATCCTCCAACGTTTACTTAAATAAGGATTCTTTTTAAATATATATGTATTCCTATTCCCTTGAGTTGATTTTATTCTTGTCGCTACTTGTAAATCAATCAAATCCCCACCTTCAATTTTATTGTTACCAATTATTGTTATTTGTAAAGTATTAACAATACTTAATGCATTTTGTAATTGGTCTAATACTATCTGCTCTAAAGTTTTATTACCTAAACTATCTACGTCTACAAATTGATAGTTAATTTGAAATTGCTCTATATCTAATACTGGTAAATTTAATTCTTTCAACCATTTACTAATTATATCCTTCTTTGAATATATAATACTATCTACTCTTTCTTTATATTTTGATTGATATAAATTTCCGTATTTATCTTTTAATTGTGATATTAAAGCTTCCCCCTCTGCAGCAGGGATTACTAAGTTTAAACCGTCCACTAAAAATGATTGGTTTATTTGTTGGTTGATTCTTATAATATTACTATCAGGACTAAACCCATATGTAAAATGCCATATTCTTTTTGTTGTAGCCCTCTTGTCATTCTTTTCAACCTTTAATGCTAATTGCCTTGTATTACTCTTAGTTGGGATATTTTGGAGACTTACTATAAAGAAATCTAAATTCCTATCCTGTGAATATAACTCTACAGCTGTTGCATCCAAGATTGGTTTTAATTTCTCAGTAATAAATTGAATATCAGTTTGAGTATTTAATTTAATCAACGGCTCTGGCAATTTAATAGTATCATATATATCATCAATAAATTTTGTCTTTAAATTTGGGTTATCTGGTTCATCTGTTAATAACCAACCATTCCTATCAGCTAATTTCTTTATAATACTTTTAATTGATGTCCCCTCTTTATAATACTCTGCGGGAAATCTTATACCATATTGACTACCTATTCCACTTATAGTTACTATTGCTGAGCCTTGGCTATATTCAGTTCCTATATTAGTTATTGTCATCTCATATACATCACTAAGCTCTATATCAAAACCATAATTAAACCTTAGCTTTGATGAACCAGTCTCTTGTTGTAATTTTAATAATAAATCAGTTCCTGTCTTATCAAACAAACTCATCTCCAAGTCAGTTAATACATTAGTATTAGTTATCATTTCACTTGACTTATACTTATTAAACCTTGCTTGAATTAACCCGGAGTTGTTTAAATCTAAAACTTTATTATTTGGTAAAATTAAATTAAAATTAACTACTCGCACAATACCCAACCCCCATCTTATATGTCTCTATTATATCTGCTAATAATTGAAATATTTCTTCTCTTATTTCTGCTTTACTTCTTCTACTCTCAGGGTCATCGGTATAATATTCTAATAAAGTATCTACCTTCTTCATTATACTGTGTTGGTCTAATTCAAATAACCAATTCTTTGTTACTCGATATTCCTCCCCCGATTCAGTTTTAAATGACATATCCTGTTTCAATAACCAATCACCAAAACTTATTTTCTTATTTGGATTAGTCTCTTTACTTACTTCAGCTAAATATTTCATATAAATAGTAGTCCCTTCGCTTGTAAGTGATTGAGCTGTTTCTTCAAATTTTTTACTAGCACTAGCAAGATTTCTTACTTCCTCTTTTAATTCTGTTATTATTCTTGAATACTCAGAACCATACATCTTTGTGTTAAATGCACTAAAAATATTATCTAATTTCTTAGCAACTGTATCTATAAACCTTTTATCAGCTTCTATACCTAATTTTGCTAGTTCTTGAGTTTGTCTTAATGATACAAATAAATTCGGGTTATTTATTGTTAATCCTTCTATATCATATATCTCACTTATAACCTTATCTGCATAATAAATATTATCATATGTAGATGAAAGTCCCTCCACTATTTCACCACCTATTTCAAACTTCTCGGATGTTGATAATAATTGCTCATTCCCTGTTTCTATAGTTACTGTGAACCCCAAATTAACTACTGTATATTTTCCGTCCCTTATAGGCTTCTCCCAAGAAACTGTTGTTTCTACATGGCATTCCTTTGCAACAAAAGAACCTAGTTGAAAATAAACTACAGGGAATATTTTTCTACCATCTATATCAATTACAGGGTAAGACATTCTTCTTATGTTTTCTACATAGTCCGATAATGATATCCACTCTTTATCAGAAGCATATATACCATGTCCTTTATAGTTTATTAAGTCCTCATTTAATTTTACACTAAATGAAACTACTTCACTACTACCACTACTATAAAAATGTAATGGGGATACTCTACCTAATACTGGTTGTGAAGAAAAATTAGCTGAATAATTATACCCCATTTCATCTGGTATCATTGGTATCATTATTTCCCCATCAAATGTATTAGAACCAGAACCACTCTTAGAGTTTATATTCCCTTGTTCATTAAAGAAATTTTTGATTGGTTGAAATTGTCCATTATTATCTTTATATCCAACTAAGAAATAAATATATAAATTATCATCTATATTTTGTTTATCAATAAGAGATTGAATTAACTTTGATTGAAGCGGTATTGAATCAAGTCTATGTCTATCCCTATATGCATTAGGTCTTTCACTCAATGGTGTATATTTAGTCCATGTATCATCCCATTCTATAATCTTATTATATCTCAAATAAATATTTCCTAAATAATCTTCTATAGTAATACCTATATCTTTAAGGTTAATAATTTGTTCACCAGTTCTATTAACTATTTTTGTTAATCCTGTTTGAGTGTTATATTCTACTAGTTGAATCTTCCCTCTAGTATCTTCTACTTCAAATAAATATATTCTTGCCATATTATGATGTCATACCCCCGGTTGTATAGATATTTGTATAAATTTGTAAAGCTAAATTTATTCTATCTTTTAAATCATGAATTAAATTAAATACTTCGCTTTGCTCTTCTTCGGGGATAATTCTATAATAATAATGATTATCTGATGTTGTATTACTAAAGTTTGACAAATAACTAGAAAAAAACTTATCAAGATCCGGGTGACTAGTATATTGTAACCACCTATCATTTAAAACAACTTTTCTACTAAATGCTTTATTTAAATAATTCGGTTTATTTAAGTTTCCTTCATATGCTGCTTCGTAAATTTGATATATAAATTCCTCTGGAAAATCATTATAATCCTCTTCATCGAAATAAAAATAATCAATTAAAATAAAAAGATATAATGCTAAACAAATATTCTTTGTCTTCTCACCCGGTGGTGGTGTTGTCCACTCATGATTATCAACCTTATTTGATTTACCTTTATCTATAAAAAATAATTCATTATTTTGACTTGCTGTTTGTTTTCTTACCAACATCTTTATATGTTTTAATGCACTATCTATTTTTATATAATTTGTATAACCCCATTTATCATCCCCATAAAATGGTAATTCCATAAAATCGTCCGATGATATAGAAATATTACCAGAAAATAATAATCTTTTTGTATTTACTTTTAATTCTATATCTTCATCTAAAGCTAAATGAAATTTTCTACCGTTTAAGTCAGTAATTATAATAACATTATCCTCTTGTCCTTGAGTCTCTAACTTAATATGATTTAGGAATTCTTGATTAGTTTTATAAAAATTCCCTGTCTTTGTTGTTGTCATAAAATTGTAAAATCTTCTAAGTTTATCCAAATCAAAAGTATACTCTAATTCAATTTGACTATCCCTTGAACATATATTATTTTGAACTTTTTTCCCAAGCATTTGGTTTTTTAGCGATGAGATTATATTATCTAATGAATGTCTTAAAAATATATCCCTTTTTGAAGTCCTCTTACCAATACTTGATTCAGGGTTATCATATAAATATGTCTTCAGTGAACTTCCACTTATTAGTTTTGTTTCTAATATTTTTAATTCACTCAATACTTTTTCTAACCTTTCTTTCCTTTTACTAGGTTCCTCATAAATAATTAAACCAGCAATTATATTCAAATATTCTATAATCAACTTATATAAATCTAAATAAAAATTTGATACCGTTGAATCTATAAAATAATATTTTTCGGGTAAATCCTCATCAGTTAACCTAAATGAATTCTCTAGATTTAATATTTTATCCTGAATTATGTTCTTATAATCTGATAATATTTCCGACATATAACTATTTGTTGAATATTGTCCAAAGTCAACTAATATATTTTCTACATTAAATAGTTTTTGTAATCTTTCTGATGACATAACATTTTGAACTACATTACCTTTTTCGAAATAATTTATTAAAAAGTTATCAACAACCATACTATCCCTTAATCTTGATTCTGGTGTTTCCTCTAATTTAATAACACCCAAATTCTTAGCAATTTCTGATATCTGATTTGCATACCCTACGTTTTCATCAGTATAAGAAATCCTATACCAAGATTCCTTTTCTCCCATTGTCATTAAGTCAGCTTGATATTGACTATAAATATCAAATTCTTCCATATATGTTATAGTCATTGAAATAGTTATCATCTTATATGTCCCTGTCTCTACATCATATGGTTTTGAAAATTTAAAGCTTGAGTTTAAATAACCTATTCCTGCAAATTGATTACCTAATTGGAAATATACTAAGGGCTCATATAATTCCGGGTTATTATTGTTATACTTATATATTGGTCTTGACATATTAAGAATCATGTTAATTACTGGATAATTTTGAAGCATTGTATATAATTCTTTATATCCCCCATAATCAATATCTAAATCCTTATAAGTTATATCACTACCAAAATAATGACCTTCTTTTCTTTCAATCGTATCTAACATATCTGTATGTATTTGAAATGTAAAACTAATTTGTTTTTCACTACCAGATGTATAAAAATAATAAGGTCTCATTGAAGCATATGGTGATTGGGAAACCACATTATATGTATATATCTCTGATATTGAATCTGGCATTAAATGTAATGAGATTTCATTTTTAAATGTTTTCCTAGAACCTTCTATCCCATCATCCTCTATAGTGTTTAAATTTGCTAAATATAAAAGAATACCATCTTTAAAGGGGTCCTCATTCTTTATCTTAATCTTCTTTTGATTATAAGAATAAGGTTTAAAGTTATCCAAATCTCTTTGGTCATACTTTAATTCTATATAAGTTTTATTATCTACTACTCTTAATTCTTCTGGCATACTTTCTCCTTTAATAGTTTAAATTCTTAATAATTTTTATTTCCCACTATATATAGCTAATCTTGCTCTTTCATTTATATCTATAGCTCTATTTATATTTTCATTTGCAATTGTCTTATCTGTGTTATCATAAACTACTTCCACCATTGTATTTTTTAAATCTTCTATTGCATTTATAATAGGGTTTGTTGAAGCAACTTGTTGTCTTGTTCTTGATAATCTAGTCTCTTCCATATCTTTATTGATTGCTGTTATAGCCTCTTGACGTTTACTATCTGAAATTACTGAATTAGCAATTCCAACTCCTGCTCCAATTACTCCACCTATTATAGCTCCGGGAACACCCCCAAATCGACCCCCAATTAATGCTCCACCACCGGCGCTAGCTAATGTCCCCCCGATTCCTGTGGATACTCTATCACTTTGAGAAGCATAAGGATTTGATAAGACAGAACCTATTTTATAATTACTATAAGCTGCTATTCCTAATCCTGCTACTGTCCCTAGTCCTTTTCCAATTGCTGCTCTATTAGTATCTACTCCATATAGTTTTTGTAATACTCCCATTGCATTAGCATCTTTACCAAATATTCCGTCTTTTAATTTAGGCATTGAAATTACTGCTAATATTAATTTTGTAATATTAGTCAACTGTGTTAATTTATCACCCAAACCATAAAGTCCCAATTCATTATATGTTTTACCTATAATTTCTGAAAGACCTGTATTAGATAACCAAGCATCCCAACGGTCAGCCCAAGCTACTTTATAATCTTTCAACTCTTCTAACATTGAATCTGTTGACTTTAATAATTTGTCTTTTAAATCTTGGTCATATTCTTCTAATTTATCACCATGTGTTGCTATTCTTAATAACTCATCTTGGGATAATCCAAATGCTCCACCAATTCTTTGAATATACTCTGCTCTTAAATAAGGCTCTTGTGTTGCATTTATTGTTTGACTAATAGATGCAAATAATCCCTTAATTGCTTCATCATAATTTTGTGCTCTCAATTGTTCCCTGAATACATCAGTATTAAACCCTTGTAATAATGCTCCACCTTGATATATCTTAGCCATCTGCTCAGCAGTTCCTAGTTGAGCTGTTTGCGCTAAATCAGCTATAAATGTTCCTGATGTTAAGCCTACTCTTCCAGCTAACGCTGTTGCTTGCATTATACTTGCATTGGCTTTTAGTTGTGCTTCCATATTATTTCTTAATAAGAAGGAAGTAGCCTCAGACATTTCAGCTACTACTGAGCTAAGCATTCCTACTGATATACCAAAGGTTTTACTAAAAGCATTTAATCTATCACCCAATGTAGTTATAAATCTATCAGTATTATCACCAAATTGTCTATATGCTTGTCTAAATGTATCATTAAGCTCAGCTGGAAATACCCCCAATGTTCTTGTTAGTGTTAATACTGATGAAGAGATATTTACTAATGTTGAAGAGTCTATATCTTTCCAACCATCTTTAGATAATTGGCTTACTGTTGCTATCAATTCTTTACTTGTATGTAAACTCTTACCTATTTGGTCATTCATTAAACGAGCATTCTTATATGCTTCACTATATATTTGGGAGAACTGCTTCCATGTAATATTTGACTCTAATTGTAAATCGTGTGAAATCTTATAGATATCCTGATTATAAGATACAAGCTTCTTATACTCTACACCTAATTCTTTAACTAGTTTATTTAAGTCACCTTGTAGCTTAAGTTCTTTTTCTTTTAATTCTTTTTTCTTTTGAAGATTATTTAAAAGATTAACGTCAACATTCTCACTAAAATATAACAAATCATTAAAATACTCTACTGTTTCATTAAATTCTTTTTGATTCTTAATTGCTGACTTTAAGAATAGAACTATTTTATCATATGACTCTTGAGTTATTTTTAATTCACTTATTCTTTTTCTAAGACCTTCATCTGATAAAGCAGGACCTTGACCCATACCTAAAGCAATTGATAAATCTTTATTAGTCTTTGCTTTTCTTGAGTATAAAGTTGTATTTCTAGAAGTTGATACTTGTGGTGTTGTTCTCTCTTCTTTTCTATAATAATCCTTCTTCGCCATTTATTTATCCCCTCTTATTATTCTACTTGACTATTCTCTAATTCCTTCTGCTTCTTCAATAACTCTACCCATCTATCCAATTCTATTGGTGTCATATTATCTGTTGATTCTTTTGATACATTCACAAAATATGATAAATAAAATTGTTTCTCTAATAATGAGTTTAACTCATATACTGCTAAATCCTCTAATGCTTGTATATCTTTTGGTTGCAATGATTTTAAACTTTCTAAATCTTTTGCTAAGTATAATAATAACATGTTAACGAAACAAGTCGGCGTCTAAGCCAATCACCCCCTTGAAACTTCGTTTACATTTCTTATTCTTACATACTACATCAAATGTTCTCTCTTGTCCAAATTCAGGACTTACTAGCTTTAATAATTCTACTACGTCTTGCCCTGGAAGACTTTCAATAAATAAAACCTTATCAAAAAAAGATAACGCTCTCTTATTGACTGTTTTTATCTTTGTTGCTAAAAACAATGTCCCAGCTTGCTTTATATCTTCACCATTCTTTTTAATATATTCTTCCCTTTCTTTATAGTCTTTCTTAACTGGTAATTGGAATAAATAACTATTTTCACCTATTTGCTTTTCTTCGGTTAAAAAACCATCTTCCAAATAATTAACTTTCAATATATTAAAATCTATTTGATAATCATAAACTTCCCCACAAAAAGGGCAACATAAATGCATTTCTAAAAATGGTAGATATGTAATTTCCCTTATCTTCATTAAGATATATGCTTTATCCTCATCACATAATAAATCTGGATTTAACTTTGGCTCTGTTAATTGGTTTATTACCCATTCAATTGATGCATCTGTAAAAGATGATATTAAAGCTGAAATTTCTTTCCCAGTAGCTGCATATAATTTAATCTCTTCCGGTATCCCTTCCATCTGCCCTAAACTTGGTAACTTTAAACTTATTACTTTTCTCATCTAACTTTCCTTTCTATACACCAAATTTAACTTTTAAAGCTTTTTAATTTATTACCCATGATTAAATATTGGGTATAATATTAAAGTCTCTTATATGTCAAATTTGACAGCTTTTTTATCATTTTAAATATAATTTCTTATTTTTATTTATAACTACAAAACAAGGGTATTACTTAACAATATCTGCTAAGAAGTTATCCTATTCACATTGTTAAATAATACCCGAGTTACGAGTTAGTTATTAAGTTATTAAACTTAACTTAACTTAATTTCTTTTATTATGGTGTCACACCCTCTACATATAATGACATAACTGAATACCATCTAGATAAATCATCTAATGCAGCTGTGATTGTTGTTAATTTATCAGCTTCAGTAATTCTCTTAGCAGTTGTTAAAGAAGCAGCATAATATCTATAATTTGGGCTTGAGCTATGTGTTAATTCTTTTATATCCCTTTCACATATACTAATCAATTGTCTTAATTGTCTAAATTGTGCTTCCTTTAATTTAATAAAGTATGAATCTACATTACCACCATATAAAACAATTCCTGCATCATATGAATCCTCATCAGTTAACCTAAGTTGTGAAATATCAGCTACATTCTTAAATCCTTCATATACTGGTCTAATATCACATGCATCTACTGAAAGCTCTAAATTAACTCTCTTTAAAGAACCACTACTTGAAGCATCAAAGTCACCATGTTGTGGTGAACCCAATGGGAATAAACCCTCTAAATTCCACATTCTTAAACATGTTCCATCACTTGCATATTCATAAATAGTCCCATTCTTTTTAAAGTTTGAAGCTTTATAAATTTGTCCTGTTGTTGGATTATAAACGCTTCTCCACCAAGTCCAAAGCTTATCAATCTCATCTGGGTTTAATACGTCTAATACTGTGATAGTTCCAAGGTTATGAGTAATACCACCAGGGAAGTTGATTACATCATTTCCCCTACGTAATTCAATCTTCTGTGTTGTTTCCCTTGGAGCTGGAACCTTTTCAATAATTAACTCTAATTCATTATCTTCCATTAAATCATGAATAACTAATATAAAGTTATTATCTCTTCTAATATCTCCTAATCCCCCAAGTCTTGCTAATATTCTTGAAGAAAGTCCTTTTCCATTCCCTTCAAACATTATACACTACCTCCTATCCCTAAGTTAGTATCAAAATATACATTTACTTCTTCTGTTGTTACTACAATATTTAATGCAATATCATCAATCAACATTATCGGTCTATATACCACCCTTGCGATTAAACGACCTTCTAATATATCTTGTCTTGTCATTGTTGAACCAAGTCCACAATCTACTCCAACTGCATTGATTGCTCCAGCATTTAATAATTTATTCATCTCAACTTTTAATGAGTTCTCAACTATTCTCCATGTCTTTGCGATATTTGGTTGTTGTCTAAATTGGTCTAAAAATAATATAAATGCTTCCTTTAAATACAATTTTAATGCGATTACATTTGCTCTCTTATCTGGGAATATTTGTGCTGCTGTATTATAAGAAGTAAAATATGTTCCTATGTTTCTCTTTGTTTCTAATACATTAACTCCAATTTCTCTTAGTTTATCATTCTCTTTCTTTGATAATTGAATTGCTACTTCACCTGTGCTTTGCTCATTCCAAATTAAGTTTTCTTGCCCAGCAATTGATAAGTATGGTTTACCATCTCTTAATAACCTTACTGCCTTAATTAAAGCTACTGTTGCTGACGGTAATAAGTTACCTTCTTCAAAATAATTTACAAAGAATAAATGTAAACTATCTTCTAAACGAACATTCCCTAAAAATGTATTTGCTAAATTAGCTTTCTCAGCTGGTGTTAAGTTTTCGTTTAAATAAGTAACAGTAAATTCTTTTATCTTTTCCTTAATATCCTTTTTCCAATCTATTGTTTTATCTAATCCTTCAATATATTTTGGAGCATATATATTTGAATATAGTAATGTATTATCATATTCTTTCTTATAGTTTAAAGCTCCTCCTATATTACCATTGATATATTCATAAAAATTATCATATATATCGTAAACTTGTTGCCTATCAACATCATATTCTTTTGCTTTAGCTCCACTATATAACATGTAAATATATTGATAACCATATACTTCTGGTAAAATAGGTAATGCATCCTCTGCATCACTTTCATTCCAAATCTTACCACTATCACCACTAAATCTTAAATATAATGATTCTATTGATGGTTCACTAAGTAATGCTACTAATGAATTATATACCATATCATATGCAACTAGTTTATTACCTGTTGAATATCCTGCTGGGGCTGTTGGTGAAATCAATGTATTTAATTCTGTAATAGTCTTTACTTCAACAAATGGTCTAAATGTAATCCCTTCACCTGTAATCTGATAACCTGTTGGTAAATCTGGGATAAAGACTTTAACTCTCTTTTGACCAATAACTTGAAATGCATCCAAGTTTTGGTTCAAAATATTTATTCTAATTGACATACTATTTTATCCCCCTTATTTCAATTTCCTAAAATATTTTTTCATGTCTTTACTTGAATCATAAATGACATCTTGAAGAATAAATCTTGAAGCACCCTTCGGAATCCTATTACCAGTTATAATATCCATATTTGTATATTGATAAAATGACTTCATAAAATCTAAATCGTTCTTCTTCTTTGCTTCCTCTAAAATATTTTTTAACTCTTTCTCTTCCTTATTTTCATCGTTTAATCTACTAACAAATAAATCATGCATCTCAACCAAATCCTTATCATCTATTATATAAGATTCATTTAGAACCTTACCCTTCTTTAATTGATAATAAGAGTTAATTACATTTGTTAATCCTATACGATGTGCCTCCATTATATACTCAGGAGCGTTTCTTAATTTTAAAATTCGCTTTCCTAAATTATACTTTGAGACATTAAAAACTTTAATTTTCATCTATTCAAAATCCACTCCTTTTAATTATTTTTTCTTAAAAAATATATTACATCTTCCTCTATTTCTGATAAACTATTAAAACTACTTCTGTCTATTATTACAAGATTATCTTTTGTTATTTCATACTTCTTATTATTTAAGTATACATAACTTTTATCAGTTATTATATAAACCTTATTTTCTCCTGGTTCAGCTATATTTAAATATTCTCCTTCAGTCAATTCCTGTTTCTTTATATAAATATTACCTTTAATACCTACTAAATATTCAGGATTCTTTTCGCTATCTCTTAAATCTAATAAGACTTCACTTATTGAAGAAATCGGTTTATAATTAAATAATTTAGCACTCTTAATTATATAAGCGATTGCTTGATGATATATCCTATCATTATCTTGAAATTCACTTTGGTCTACTGGCCCATTATGATACTCTATCTCATATCTTTGATTTAAAGTTGTTTTTAATCTTGAATCATAATGTTCTACATAAAGAACTGGGTCTAAACTAAAAGCAAACATCAACTCTTTTATTATTGTATCTACTTCCTCTTGTGTTCTTGCATATACCTCTATCTGATAAATTAAATCTGCTACAATATATCTTGCATAATGATTAACTTTCCTTACACCTAATTTATCCTCTGTAGAACTATCTATCTCCAAAGAACTTGCATAAGGATAACCTATCCTCCTAGCTGAAAATGTTTGTGTTTCATTAGGTTTAAGAGGGTCTGGCCTATAAACAGAAATAAAAGGAAATTCCATTACTAACGTCGGATTATCTACTAAGTTATATGCTGTATTATATGCCAATTCTGTTGGTGTCCAAATAGCTCTTGGAAAATAGTTTTGTAGTTTATTCTTAAACGCTATATCTATTTCATTTGGCATATTTTCTTCCTCCTTAAGTCTATCATATAAAGTATTTATTTTCAAATTAAAATTTGTAGATTCTTGAGAAGAGGTTTTATACCCCTTCTCAATTTTCTACTTTATATATTTAAACCTTAGCTAAGATTTTCTTAAATATACAAAATTTTATTTAAACTATCCTTATGACCAAGTGAAAATTGGTTTATTACTATCGTTAATAATTTTTCCTCTTACGAAGTAGTTAGGGTTAATAACTCTTACATCATAAGAAGTCATGAATGCTTTGTGAACTAGGAAGTCACTTAGTGTTGCTGATGGTGTTGATACTACTGGAATAAATGGTGCAAATACGATACCTGCATCAAAATCATCCTTCTTAGATTTGTAAATAACTGCGAAATCATCTGCACCTAATTCTGGAACTGCAATGATTTCCATTCCTTTTAAGTCACCTACATAATATCCACCTTCTGCTTCTAATGCTTTACTATTTTCTTTAAATTCATCTAAGCTTTGAACAATTGATAATACGTTTGTTCCTACGATTACTTTATTACCACGTTTTCTCTTTGATTTGTTAAAGATTTCATTAGCTGCTTTAATAAAAGCATCTGTTAATGACATCTTGTGAACTGGGTATAATCCCCCAGTATTAGCTGGTGAAGCGTTCCATGTAATAGTCTTTGGAGCGGCTGCCATAATCTTTCCTACTACTTCTAAGTCTACTGTTTTCTTTAAGATATATGTTGCTGCTTCACTAATCTTTTCTTCAAATGAGAATCCAAATGTTTGTTCGAATCCATACCCAGCTGTGAATGAGTAATTAGTCTTAACTTCTTTATTAGTTGCTTTAACATCATAAGGTACTAATTCTCCTTCAATTTCTGGAACCATTGTTGGTGCAAATACATTATCATAGTAGTATGCCATTTCAATTTCAGATGGAACTGCAGCATCACCTGTTACTACTACTTTATATTCAGAGGAACTTACTGTAACTGCTACTGCAATGTTAACTTGACCAAGTTTACCTGTTGCTGCTGTATCACTTGACCAAGTTAAGTCTACTCCCTTAATATATAAACTTCTTGGTATAGCTGGTTGCCATGGAACCATTGTTGTTGTATAAGTGTCGTCGTCTACAGTTGTTTTTGAAAGTGTACCTTTTGGTAATTTTGCTACGTTTGTTACATAGTCTTTATCAATATTGATTTCAAATGGGCTAATTAGTGTTGTTCCTTTTGCTACTCCTACTGCATTATTCCCCGCTACTACTGAGAACATATGAACTACACCATTTTGTGTTTTTAATGGTTGAACTGATGCTAATCTAGGTGTGATTAAGTCTGGGAAATATCCAAAGAATAAATCAAAATATGTTTTAATTTGATTGATTCCAAGTCCTAATCTTGTTCCCATTCCATATACATCTGAACTAGCTTGTGTTGCTTCTGTTAATCTCTTATCAGCTTCTAATACTGATTCCCCTAATCCTAATTGTGATGAACCTACGATATTGTCTGCTAATACTCTATAAGTTCTTTCAACGTGTTCGTCACCATTAGCAAGCATCTTAATCTTTTCATCTACTGCTTCTGCTAATGTCTTTTGTTTCTTAACATATGTTCTTTCGTTAAGAACTTTTGCTGTTCTTTGAACAGGTTGTCTAACAGCTTGATTTTGTCTTGCTTCTCTTAATGCTTGAAGCTTATCGTTTCTTACATTCCTCGCTTCTCTTGCTTCTCTTAATGCTTGAAGTCTTTCTTCCTCAGCTTTTTGAGCTTTACGTTCAGCGATAATTTCACGAATTCTTTCTTTTGTCATATTATTAAATCATCTCCTCTTTTAATTTTCTTTTCTCCCTCTACTATAACTCTACTATAATGAGATAACTTAACTATTAACTCTTTTGTTTATTATATATAACTTCTTACTAATACATAAGTGGTTTATTATGTATTAAATTGTTTACTGATTTCTCAATTGTCTTGATTTGTACTGTCTTTGCTTATAAATAAAGTTCTCTACTATATTTCCTTGACCATCATTCATACAAGAATAAATTATATATTGAACTCTCTTCTGTCTTCTAGGAATATCCCCAATATCATAAAATGTTACTTTATCCTTATTTGAATAATCTGCCATATACGGGTATTTAAATTTTCTACCATCTACTTCAAATGCTTTTGGTGCAATATATCTTCTACTCGTATCTTTCCTTAATTTAGAACTTGGGAATACTGAGACTACAATATATTCATAAGGCTCTAATTCATTAACAATTTGTTTAGCATCAGCTATAGCTTCTTCAGTATCATTATATGACCATTGGTCTCTAGTTCCATATGCATGAAGCCTATCAAAACGTTTCATCTCATCTGGAATTATTTTTAAATTACTAAAATATTCTGGGTCTTTTAAATCCAAAAGATAACCAGTTTCTATAAATGATAATGTTTCTTGTTGCTCATTAACATCAATGAAAGATTCATAGTCTATTTCATAATCTTCTCCCCATTGGTCTTCTGGAACTTCTACTAACTCTTCTTCTGGTAAATCCTCATCCTCATCTTCTAATTCTTTAGCTTCAGCAAGAAAATCATTTGAATTTAATAATTTAATTTGTTGTATTATTCCATTCTTGAATAAACCTATTACATAGGTAATGGATTCAATTTCTGTCCATTGTAGTGATTCCATGTAATACTTGATAAGATACTCTATACCAGAAATTCTAGTGTCTGTTTTTTCACACATTTCTTTTAATTCTTGTTTCAACTCTTCTACTAGTAAATCCTCATCTTCATCTTCTAATTCTTTAGCTTCAGTAAGAAAAGCTCTACCTTCATCAAAAAAATCTTTTGAATATTCAGACTCATTAAACAACATTTCTAAATCCTCAAAACTTGGAGATAGATATTCTTCCTCTAAATCATTAATAAATTTAATTCCTTCGTCTGTTAATAATTTAATCTCTTTTATATGTGTATAATCATGCGTAGTTATTTCAACTTTTAATGCTTCCCCTTCTTGATAAATAGTTACAAAATCTGCATTTTCATCATAAACAGCTTTTAAAGCATTATCCTCTAAAATATAAAAATCTGCATTTACATAATGAGGCAAATAGCCAGCATAGTGATGGTGTTGATACCCACCAACTACAACACGACCATTCTTTGCTTCTAATTCTCTTTTACAATCATACCATAAAATATCTTCAATTACTTCATAGTTTGCTTCAAGATACTCTTCAGCAATTTCTTGAATCTCTTCTTCTGTTAAACCTTCTAACTCCCCATGCTCACCCCAGGCTTCAAGAAACCCTTTAGGACCACCGTAAATTTCAATTATATCATCATTTGAATATAAAACTAATTTCTTCGCCATTTTATTTCACCCTCCTTCACCATTTTATTACTCCCCTAAGGATTCTAAAATTTCTTCCAATTCTTCATCAGATAATAACTCAAGCTCTTCTCTAGAAATACTCTCTAAACCGTCTGCTTCTTCTGTTTCTTCAAAATCTTCATCTTCTGGTTGGTCTTCTAAATTATCAATATCTTCTAACTCTTCTTCAACTTCAATCTCATCAACATCATTAAAATCATAGTTCATTGTTAAGTCTTCTACTAATCCTTTAATTGATGTTATTTCCTCACCTTGCATAAATAATATATCTATTACTTCATCTAACTTTTCTTCTACTGTCTTTGGCTTGTCTTCAATATCCTCATCTTCTTCTGTTTCTTCGTTTTCTTCAGTCTTTTCATCTTCCTTAGAATCTTCTTTGTCTTCTTTCTTAGCTTTATCTGCCTCTTCTTCAGTAATATCTTCTAATACTTCTTCCCCTTCAGGCAAATCTTCTTTTGCTGTCTCTTCTAATTTGGATGTCAATTCCTCAATCTTAGAAGCTTCTTCTAAATTAATTATTACCTCTGATAGAAAATCTAAATCGTTTCGGTCAATAAGGTCAAATTGTTGAAGTGCATATATAAAATTTTCCCTAGACACTAAATTAGCAAAATAGTAATAGTCTTCATATCCCCAGCAAGCAATATTATCATAATTCTTTTCAACAACCTTATCTAATAATATTAATTCCTGTTTGTTTAATTCATAATCATTAAATTGTAAAGCTTGATTAATATTTTCTACAATAAATTCTTTTGTAATTTCCATATTCTCCCCTTCCTTACTAAATTTATTTTCTAAATCTTTCGCAAGATTATCATAATATTCTTTATGCTCTTCATCTTCTTCCCCTAATGCTCTAATACTCTCAAATAATACTTTTTGCTTTCCTAAAGCTTTAGTAGACTCTTGAAGAATTTGTGCTCCTCCAAATGATGGCTCGTATACTACATCAAAAGACTTCAGCTCTAATGTTCCTGGAATTACTGATTCATAATAATTTCCATATTCATCCGTTTTTTGTTCTACGTTTCCTACTGACCTTGATGATACTCCAATCATATCACCACCACCAAATTCTTTAACGTAATCCAAAATTGTCTTTAATGCTTTCCCATGCTCGTTGTTTAAGATATGAGCTTCTCCGTCCCATGTTCCACCTGGGTTTCTTTGAATATCATTCCATATTACACAAGCTTCTTTTAACTTCATCTCTACATGACCATCATCTGGGTGGTCTAATGAACCCATTAACTTAGATGGAATTAATTTACCTGTTCTATCTATAAACCTTCCACCTTTTGCTAAAGCTCCTTCAGATAACCAAGCACCTTTAGGGTACTTAGTTCTATTCTTGGAGATTGTATCTTCAACTATCATTCCTTTTACTTTAAACGAACCAATTACTGAGCTGTTATTTTCTATTGGCATATAACTCTCTAATAAATTAGCATTTGTTTTATTCTCTAATAAGACTTTCTTTTTCATCTTCCTTTATAAGTCCCTCCTTATTCTTTCTTTCTAACTTGGTAGGCCCTTAGCTTTTCTTTTATCCCTTTAGCCTCATCAGTATAAGTTTTATATTTGAATTCTACTTCTTCACCGGGAATTAGTGACTTTTCCTCTGATAATACCTCGGAAAAATGAACATAAATGTCTTCATCCAAATTATCATCACAAGAAATAAACCCGTATCCCTTTTCTTTATTATAAGACTTTACTACGCCTACTGCCTCTTTAATCTTACTTACCATCTAACTTTCCCTTTCTTTAATTCTTTATCTCATT